GACTTCATATTCTGTTTTAACAAGTTGTATTCTATTAATATCGACACCGGGACGTTTCATAGACATATAATATGCAAGACCAGCAGTTAAACAAGGAAGAAACCTTCTAGATACATCTGCATTTTGTAGTGCAGATTTATCTACATCTTCCATGTACCGAACAAGTTCCAATTTAATTTCATCTGTAGAATTTTCTGGGAGAGGCCACAAAAATACAGTAGGGCGTCCACGCCCGTGTCGAACAGCATATTGAGTAGTACGACCTACTTGACTTTTGTTCGGAATTTTAAGATACTCTTGCATAGATATACGATCAATTTGCAAGTCTGTATTATCTCGACTATGTACAGCTTCAAGAACATCAATGGTAGCTGAAGCCAAAGTAAAAGTTGTTACACTAGTTGTCAGTGTTACAGTAGATGTATTGGCAGTCCACAGCATAACGCCTCTGTTTTGCCAATCCTGAAGAATAAGATTTATTGATCGACGTGCAGACTTAGGCTCATGACCAAGGGTTTCTTCTCCCCCAATCATTTCCATTGCTTCTTGGATAACCTCATCGATATCCATTTCAAAATTAAATGTGCCTGACGTAGCCATTAATACAACCTATTACGACCAGACTGTTTTCGAATCTTGCCGCCCTTCTTTTTGGGAGCCACTGTACCCACCCCTAATTCACTTGGTAGTACAACATATTTATCAGTTGTACCTTCTGCAAAATTAATAAAATGAATACGACCAGTTTTATTTGTTTGAGATGTTGCTTCTTTTTTAGCATCATCTATAGAGTCATAAGTTTTATTTGGCATTATGATTTACCTCTTCGACCTAAATCTTTCTTTTTGCCTTTGTATTTGCCAGATGTTCTGGCAATTAATCCACGAGCTTTTAGTCTGGCTAAGTTCGTTGATCCAATTCTCATGCCAGATCGATGACGCTTTAAAAGCTCTTGGATTTTTATCTGTGGCTTTTTTCTTTTGCGTCCGGGCTTTGTAATTTGCTGCCCAACGGATGAACGACTGATAGCCATTAGTAAAGACTGTTACCAACTTTACCGCCAGACTTACGACGAGCTAGGCTTTTGTTAGGAGTCTTAACTGGTTCAGCTTTAGAAACCATTTCGGCATTCATAGGATGCAAAGGATCAGCCATATGGTGCCGACCATATTTATTTTTGTAATCCTTAAATGCTTGTTTTTTTGACTTGGGCTTTTCCATACCTACTTTACCGCCTTCTTTTTTCAAGTTAAATCGTTTTTGCATATTCTTAATTTTATTATTAAGAATATTAATTTTTTCTGTAAGCTCTGCTATATCACTTTTATCAGTAGCTGACTTTTTAGCTTCTTTTAGATTCAATAGTTTTTGCTTATCCGATGCAAGCTGAGCAGCTACACCACGAACTCTTTTACCTCGTGTAGCCGATTCAACACGATATTTATTAGAAGTACCCATGCCTTCTTTTGCTTGTTTCTTTTTTGATTTAGAACGCAAAGATTTTTTAGCAATACCTTTTGCGCCTACTTTAATCAAACCGCCAGCAACTTTTTTAACATGAGTATCGGGCTTCATTAGTACAGCCGCCCACCTTTACGCTTTGCAGCAACTTTCATTTTGCCACCACCACGCATTTTTTTCATAGCGACCATTCCACCGCCACGCATTTTTTTACCCATTTTCATTTTGCCCCCGCCACGCATTTTCTTTGTAGCTACGGCACCACCACGCATTTTTTTAGTTGGCATTTCTAAGTCTCCTTCTATCAAGAACTAAGCTTTTATACATATCTTCTGGAAAGTTTTTATAATATCCAGATTTTTCTAAACTAAGAGAAGCATCATCTAACAAAGAAAGCTTTTGTACAAAAACCATACAATATACAATTTCTTCTTTGCCATCATCCTCTTCAATCAAAAATTCCAACCCTGCATCTTCTGCATCAAACTCTGGGTGGAATATCATCAGGTGCATATCTACACCTGCAATCGACATAGCTTCATTGATACCATCACAGTATCCATCAAGATATGCAATATCATAAACTTCTTCGCTTGCCCAAACTACAATGTCATATCCATGTAAATCAAACTCTTTAACTGTTTGTGCAAGACCCTCTAATCCTGTGTTAATACTAAATGCTACCTTGTCTTCTAACCACGCTTGCTTTGCATAGGGACATGGTGGCAATCCGTTTAGTTTATCATGTGGTATTTCCAAAAAGTTAGCAGACCACTCACGAATGTCTTGTTCAATTTTATGAATTTTTATCACGACTTACCATATTTTTTATGCTTTTGACTTTTTGGTGGAGATTTTTTTGAACCGCCCTTACCAGCCCACAACTCTTTGTTAGCCCAAAACGCAGCAGACATTTTACCTTTTGCAATATTTTTCCCATGACGAGCTTTGAATGAGCGACGAGCAGCAGAGGAGTAGTTGTGACCCATAGACGAATCGCCATAATGTATAAGTTTAATGCGATCACCTTCTTTAGCCAAGACCATGCCCTTTTTACCGGGGCGGTCAGATTTTCTCGGTTTATTAAATCCTGCAAATTTTTTACCACGATACTCTATTCCTCCTGAAGGTAGTCGTTTTACTCCGGGGTACTTGCTCATTACTTTACCTTCCTATACTTTCTTACTTTTTTTGCGACAGTTTTAGGCTGCTTAACGAATTGCTTTCCCTGTTTTGATCCCTTTCTTTTTGCTCTCGTAGTGGCCGCATACTCCTTGGATGATAGCGCCTTGATAGCACGAGCCGGTAGATATCTTTCCCCCGTTGCTTTTGGACCCTGCGTTGAAGGCTTACCACTTTTGGTGCGCCACTTCTGTTTTGTCCAAGATTTTAAACTCCGTTGTGGTTTTCTTAATCCCATATCTCTGTCTCATTTCTTGTATTATAACAAATAATAAACTCTCTCGCAACGACTATACAAAAAGCAATTAGACATGCAGTATCAAAGTAATTTAGTATTCCCATACATGTAGCAAAAATTATAAATACAAAGTTAAACATTAAATCCTTCCTTGATGATGTAGTATTAAAGCTAGTATCGATCCTAAAACAGCTAAACAAGCTGCAATAAATATAGCAATAATTGTACCTTCAATCAAGCGTTTTCTTTTTAACTTTGCTTTTTCCTCTTCTTCTCTTCTTGCAATTCGTGCTTTTGCCTGAAACCTTTGCCAGTCTCCCCACAATCCGGGGCGACCAGCATAAATCATAATTTCACGTAACGACTCTTCATATTCTCTTATTTTTTCTAGGGCCATAAATTCTTCTAAATCAGAACTATTTCCCTTTTTGTTAGACTTTTTTTGTAAGTCTTCTTTTGCACCTACAAACTGTGCAATAGCACTAGCGGCAGAAGCAATGTCTTTTCCGTTCATAACTGTTTGCTTTATAACGGAAAAGGCTGCATTTGCAACCGCCAATTCTGCCAACATTTTAGTAAATCCTTATATCTTTATTAACAAATTTTGGAAGGCAGTAAGCGGTTATTTTTTGTCCTTGTTTATGCAATGTTTGTGCATACCATACACATTCATTTAAATCTTTAAAATATAAATCATTACTTACAAGTCTTTGAGTATCTCCCACTCCTATGTATACATATAAAAGAAATGCATGTACCATTAGTCACGGTAACCGCCTCCTGCTTTTTTGTAGGCTTGAGCTAACATCTGAGCTTTACGGGCTGACCATTGACCCGGAGCACCGCCCTTGCCACCAGCTTTAATACGATTAAAAATACGTTTACGAAGCTCTGGCTTTGTATAATTACCAGCCTTGTTAACAGTAGACCTAGACTTGGGGCGTCCACCACTGGACAGCCCCTTGCCTTTACGAGTATAAGACCCTTTACCTTTTTTTGGCTTTACAATTTTCAAACCGTATCGCCGTTTGCTAAGAGACTTAGCTGCTGGGTTTTTTGTTTTTGTTGGCATTGTAGACTCCTATTATTTTTTAGGACGACGAGCCGCTCCAAAACCTTTAACCTGACGAGCAACTTTACCACCCTTGCTAAAAGGTTTAGTACCCTTTGGTACTTTATAAGTACGGCTTGCAGGTTTACCTGTCATCCCCGGTGTTTTCTTAGGTTTATAAACTTTGCTTGCAGGTTTAGCACTTGTCATGGGCGACTTAGGTGCCTTGTAAATCCTAGACCTTGCTCGTGTTTCTGAACCCATTTTACCACCAGTTCTTTTCTGTGCTGTAGCAGCACGAAGACGTTTCTTCTTAGCTGCTTCGTAAGCTGCACGACCTCCAACAATGTCACCTTGAAGTCCTTTAAGAGCACGTTTACCTGCTTCAGAACCTGTACCACCATACATTTTCATTAGTGCTGCACGTTCTTCTGCATTGCTTGGAAAGATATTACCTTTAGGACCAAAACCAGTATTTTTACCTGCTGTAACCGGACGGCCTTTGGGGGGCATCTTTTGCGTATTAGGTGTTTTCTTAGGACGACCTTTAGGATCAATCTTTTTAGTGTCAGGAGTACGTGCTGGCTTTTTAGGCTTTGGCTGTGGCCGAGGATCAGCCGGTGCTGGTGTTGGTCCTCGTGAAGCTTCGTCCAAATTCCTTTGAATCTGAGCAATAATAGCTGCTTGACGAGCCGCTGCACCTGCTTGTTCTCCACGATTTGGACGCACTCTTTCACGAGGCGGTCTTTGAGGAGGACGCTGACCCGGACGAGCACCCGGCATAGGACGAGGAGCCGTACCCGGAGGACGACCACCACCTGAACCACCAGCACGAGCGGGAGGTTTTGGTGCAGGACGAGCTACTGCCGGTGGTTTCGGCTTGGGTTTTGGAACCGGCATAGTATTGGCACGTCTTGCAGGAGGCTTTGGCCGTGTAGCAACAGCTTTACGATCTCCCATACCACGAGGCTTTGCACGTTGACCAGCTTTAACAAGCTCACCAATGGAAGTCTTACCACGAGAAATAGTTCGTGCAACTCCACCAGTCTGTCCACCAAGACTAGAAATAGCTTCACGCTCACGAGCCGTTAGACCACGAGCACCACGAATAGGAGCTTGAGAAACAATTCTAGCTCCATCCCCAATCATTTTTTTAGCAGTATCAGAATCAGTTACACGGGTTGATTTACCACCGGGTTTTTTAAGAAAGATTTCACCAACGTCATCAATAACCTTGGTAATAGCTTCTCCAATAATTTTTCTAATCATGATTATTTACCTTTCTTTCGCATTGCTTTGCCGTGGCCCCGCAATGCTGCACCACCGCCTTTTACTGAGCCACCTTTCTTTAGGCCCAAGTTAATACCCATTTCAATAAGATCAAGCATTTCCATCATACCTGCAGGAGTTACTGAATAAAGTCTTCCAAGTTTGTTAAGACCTCGACCAGCTTTTTTTATACCACGTTTAATCTTACCACCTTTTTCATACTTGGCGGCAAGCTCCGGGTCCATTTTTTGCTGAACCTTTTCTGGAAGTTTAGAAAATCCTTTATATTTAGGAGGAGCTACCTGACCACCTTTCTTTTTATTAGTGCGTCCACCGACGGTATCCACACCAATTCTTGTAGGCGTAGTATCTTTTCCTACAAACGGGAAGTCACGAAGAATACGATCTACCTCTGCAGCCTTACCACCTTCAATATTATTCAGAGCACGATCAATATTTTGTTTACGACGCTCTTCAATTTTTTTAGTAGTCCTATCTGCAGTTGCTTTGGTAATCTTACCATCAGCCAAAGCTTTGTTGGTTTTATTAGTTGCTATCTTTGCTCTGTTATTAATTTTAGTTACAGATTCTTTTGCAGCTTTCGCAGCATTTTTTTCAACTTGAGTAGTAACTTCTCCACGAGTAGCTTGACGAGTTTGTCCAGCAGCTTTCAAACCTTTTTTCAAATCTTCAAGAGTTGTAGGTTCGCCAGAACGCATAGCATTACGAAGACGAGTACCAAACTTAACTTTCTTTACCCGTGTTGCTCGTGGATCACGAACTTTTGTTAAATCAACCTCTTTCGTAACTTTACTTCTCATTGCTTCAGTAGCTTTTCCTGTTCCCATTTTTTCAGCAATCATAGATGCGGGAGGAGCAAAACGACCAGTTGCTTTTACTTCAGCCTGTCCTGTTTTACGATTCTTTACAACCCGTGCTTGTCCAGTAGAAACAAGTCGTTTGAGTTGAGCACGAGAATATCCTTTAAGTTTAGAATCAATCTCAATCTTTGAAGGAAGCGCAGTATTTGGACCTTCCTCATAAGCACCTTTTGCAACTTGAGGCTGCTGCAGTCGTCCTGTGTAATCATCTCTTTCACCACGCCTACGTGCTTCAGCCATAAGTTCTGCTTTTGTCATTTGCTTTGGCTTTGGAGGAGTTTTAGTAGGAATACGAGTTTGGATTGGTTTAGCCTGTGGCTTTCCTTCCATGCTCATTTCTTTTCTCACTTGTTGTACCAGCTTACGAAGCTCTTTAGCTCGTTCTGGTGCCATACCTTTTAGTGACATACGAGAAGCTTTGCGTCTAGCAGTTCCCGATTTTTGAGCCATCTTCTTTTTAGCAGGTGTAGCAGCCGCTGCTTTTTTCTTTGCACGAGTTGCTGCAGCCTTTTGTTGCTTTGTAGGACGACCTTTTTTAGCTGCTGCTTTTTTAGGTGCAGCCTTTTTTGATGTAGCTTTTTTTGATGCAGCTTTTTTAGTTGTTTTCTTTGCTGTTTTTTTAGCAAGCTCTTCAGCAGAAACTTCAACAAGTTTTCCTGCTACCATTTTAAAAATACCCATTACGTACTCCCTAATACTACTGGATTATCTGCTCCTGCCGGACTTGCGGGGGCTTCCATATCGTCACGCCGTGTTCTACGTGCTTGGTTTCTAAGTGATTGTACAGCTTCATTATAACGTCCTTCAAACAAAGGAACAAGATCAAAACTTTTCATAAATACCATTGCTTCAATCATTGATGCATTAAACAAAGCATCATAACAAAAGTCAGAAAAGTAATTATTTGGTGTTGCCGAAGCTAGTGTTGTAGGTCTAGAAATAAATGCAAACTCTCCATTCAGTGTTGATACTGGAGTTGGAGCAATAAGAACAGTTGTATTATCACGACGTGCATAATACTCAGGTGTTCCCGTGCTTGCACTTACAGGCCAGTAATCACGAATATATTCGTCAGTCCGTTGAAGAAGACTAATTCTAGTCCCATTAGAAACAACATTAAAGTTTTTTACTACTCTTGTACCAGAAGGCAGTGTTATCAAATTAACACCAGAAGACACTGCAACCGACGTATAGGTTACCAGCCCGTAATCGTCAAGATCACGAGTTAAACGCTCTTCGGCCCTATTTACAAGTTTTGGAACATAAGTAAGGAATTCTGAAGAATCGTTTTCTGTAGCCTGAACAATGTCGTCTACAAGATACGTATAACTAGCCATAGTAAATAGCTACAGTTGCTGCAGAAGTTGGAGCCGATACTTTTACTGGCCCTACAACTTTTACACCAAAATCAGGAATATAAATATCTCCTGCATCTACAGCAGTAGTCCCTACAAATTTAATTTGATTTCCATTTACGTTGCCTTCTGCATCTGTGTCTTGTCCTTCAATTAAAAAAGTACCAATTCCAGAATAGACAACTCCTTTGATTCGGGTATTTGCAACAGTTACACTTGTTGTTACATCAAGCACAGCACCGCTGCCCGTCACAAAACCCTGACGAATATTACTAGCCATTTTTACCTCTATTGTTTGTTAGTTAATTAATTGACTGTGCTTATATTATACACAAAAAAAGAGGGATACGAAAGTACCCCTCTTCTTTTTATTTTACTTTACTAAGATTTAATCTTAGCTGGAGCCAGAGGCACCATAGAAACCACGCCAGTCAGAGAAACCGAAGCTGTAACGCTCACGGGCCTTGAAGCGGAGGTTGCCAGTATCGAAGTCAGGCTCCATCTTCGTTTGAAGCGGAGCACGGACAAACATCTTCGTACCATTCGGACAATCAGTCTTGAGGAACCAAGCGTTGGTATCCGTAAAGCGACGGTTTACAAAGAAACCGCCCGGAACCAGACCTTGGTTACGAATGGAGTTGATGTCATTGACGTTAGTCGCACCGTTAGCAGCGGTGGTCGGGTTAACGCCACTAGTCGT